CGAAGGACGCACCCTGACCATCGGCGCCGTCCCGCACGCCCCCGACGGCTCCGGCTACTACCGCTTCTTCCTGCCCCTGAAGCACCTGGGGGAGAACTCGCGGCACCTGTACGGGATGCCGGAGCGCCCGGGCGGGATGCTGGCCCCCGACGACGTCGACGGCCTGGACGTGCTGGCCCTGCAACGTCCGGCCGGCCGCACCGGGACGCGGATGCTCGAGCGGCTCGTCGGCCGGGTGAAACTGGTGTACGAGACCGACGACGACATGCTGCAGGCCGAGACGTCGGGGCTGCCGCACCTGGTCGGCGAGCAGGTGAAGGAGTCGATCCGCCGCTGCATGCGGCTGTGCGACATGGTCACCGTGTCCACCCCGTACCTGGCCGAGCAGGTCCGGCCGTACTGCGAGAACGTCGTGGTGCTGCCGAACTTCGTGAAGTCGGGGCTGCTGACCCTGAACCGGCCGCAGCCGGAGCGGTTGACGATCGGCTGGGCCGGCGGCACCTCGCACCTGGTCGACATCGTCACCGTCGCCGACCCGCTGCGGGACGTCCTCGGGGCGAACCCGGACGTCGACATGCACTGGATCGGGTTCGACTACTCCCCGGAGCTGACCCGGGCGAGGCTGGACTCCCCGCTGCAGCGGCAGTGCCGCTACTCGCCCTGGTCCCGGGACGTCGGCGACTACTACAAGAAGATCGACTTCGACATCGGGATCGCGCCGCTGGCCGACGTGCCGTTCAACAACTCGAAGTCCCACATCCGGACGCTGGAGATGGCGGCCTGCGGGATCCCCGTCGTGGCGTCGAACCGGCTGCCCTACTCGGAGTTCGTTGTCGACGGCAAGACCGGCTGGCTGGTGTCGTCCGAGGACGAGTGGCGCCGGCGCCTGACCGACCTGATCAACGACCCGGAGATGCGGGCCGAGATGGGCGCGGCGGCGAAGGAGCAGGCCGCGGAGTGGGTAATCGAAGACGGCTGGCGGCTGTGGGAGGCCGCCTACGAGACAGTGGCGGATCTCTGAGGAGAGACATGAAGGTGAAGATCGAGGTCACCAGTCCGGTGCAGGACCCGAAGACCGGCGAGGTGCTCATCCAGCCCGGGACGCGGTACGACGAGGGCGCGGCCGAGCTCGACGGGCTGCCGGCGCACATGCTGCGGCCGGTCCTCGCCGACGACGACAAGCCGGCCGAGAAGTCGGCTGAGAAGTCGGATGACAAGCCGGCCGACAAGCCGGCGGCGGCGAAGCCGGCGCCGAGCAAGGCCTGACCTGGACGGGCGGCCCGCCGGCCCCAATCGACCCCCGGCGGGCCGCCTTCCTACAGGGAGACCACCTTGAGTGAACCCGCGAGCTCCTTCGAGACCCGGGTCACCGCTGAGGTCGTCGGCCACGCCGACCACCCGGCGGACCTGACCGCCGAACAGAGAGCCCACCTCGGCCTGCCGGCCGAAGACCAGCACGACAGTCAGCAGGAGGAGGGCCGATGACGGCCGGGCTCACCACGACGCGGGGCGCCGCGATCCTCAACATCTACCGGGCCACCGCCTACTCCGCAGTCACCCCGTTCGTGCAGTTGCACGTCGGCGACCCGGGCGCCGCGGGTACCGCGAACACGTCGGCGAACACGACCCGCAACGCGCCGACGTTCGCGGCACCGTCATCGAACTCGATGGCGATCTCGTCGCTGGGCACCTGGTCGATGACGACCTCCGAGACGATCACCCACATCTCGATCTGGTCGGCGTCGACGGCGGGGACGTTCCAGGAGTCGTGGGCGCTGTCCTCCGGGGTGCCGGTGGTCAACGGGTCGACGTTCTCCCTGACCACACTCACCCTCTCGTACTCGCCGACCGCGGCCTGAGGAAGGACTCCAGTCATGGCTAAGGCTGGCTATGCCGTCACCACGTCCGCGGCGGTGGCGCTGTCCGCGGCGACCGCGAAGACCACGCTGATGGTGATCACCCCGGCGCAGTTCGGGATCGACCTGAAGAAGTTCCGGGTCAGCTTCGACGGGGTCACCTCGTCGGCGGTGCCGGTGCTGATCGAACTGGTCACGTCGACGAACGCGACGAACTCGACGCCGGGCACGGCGAACACGTCGGAGTCGGCGAACATCCAGCAGCTGTACGGCCGGAGCATCACCACCGGGTTCACCGCGTTCTCCGCGTCGACGTCGGAGCCGACCGTGCTGACCGTGATCGAACGGTTCCTGCTCACGCCGACCGGCGGCACGATCTTCTACGACTACCCGCTCGGTGACACCCCGGACGGCGCGGTGTCGTCCGGCATGGGTCTGCGGTTGACGGCGCCGGCGACGGTGAACGCGCGGGCGTCGATGACATTTGAGCGTTGCTGACCGGTGCGGGTCGTCCGGCCTAGGGTCGCCCCGCCGGGCTCGGCCCCGTCGGCGCCGTCGGCGGTCACGTCGATCACGAAGGACGCCGGGGCGACGGTGTCGTTCCTGGCGCCGTCATCGACGGGCAGCAGCTCCATCACCTCGTACACGGTCACCCCGTACATCTCGGGGTCGGCGCAGACCCCGACGACGGTCGCGGTGGGGTCGCTCGGCACGGTCACCGGGTCGGACGGCAACACTTACCTGCAGGCCAACGTGACCGGGCTGACCAACTCGACGGCCTACACGTTCTCGGTGCACGCCACGAACGGTGCGGGGTCGGGCACCGAGTCGTCGCAGTCGGGGGCGAACACGCCGCTGTCGGGGCTGGTGTTCGGGGACGACTTCAACGGCCCGGTCGACGGCCCGATCGACCCCGAGTGGTGGGTCTACACCCGCTGCGGCTACCTCGCGCAGTCGGAGGTGCAGTACTACCTGCCCTCCCAGGTCCGCATCGACGGTTCGGGGCACCTGACGCTGACCGCGCACAAGCAGTCGTTCACCGGGGCGGGGTATGCCTCGGCCGGTGGTGGCAGCGTCACCCAGCCGTGGCGCTCGGGGGCGGTGCAGTCCAACACGAAGACGTGGGTGCCGACCGCCGGGAACACGATGACGTTCGAGGCCAGCCTGAAAATCTGCCCGGACATCGGCGGCGGGATGTGGCCGGGCCTGTTCTGGCTGAACGGCCAGTCGGCGCTCAACAACTGGAAGACCGACCCGGCGCAGGGCGGCTGGAACGACACCGACCACGCGGAGATCGACATCGCCGAGTGGAACCCGACCCAGGTGTTCGACCCGTCCGACTACCAGAACAACTCCTACGCCGGCAGCCAGGTCTTCTCGAACGTCAACACGGCGACCGACTTCTCCGCCTCGTTCAACACGTTCAAGGTGGAGTGGAAGCCGGGGGTCCGGAACACCTTCTACCGGAACGGCTCGCAGACCCACCAGGACCTGAACGCCAGCGGCAGCATCGCCTCGTCGGGCTGCGCCTACGTCCTGCTGATCTACCTGCAGATCCTGTCCGGGTCGGCGACGGCGGACAACGTCTGCTCCATCGACTACGTCCGCGTCTACGACCAGAACCTCGGGTGAGTCATGGCCCTCACTCTCGTCCAGGCGGCGTTCGCGACCACGACAACCGGGAACACCGCCACGACCGCGTCGGTGTCGTGGCAGACCGGGGATGTCGTCGTCGTCATCTACGGCAACGCGGGCGCGTCGAACGCGAACATGGCCGCCCCGTCCAACACCGGGTCGGGCCTGTCGTGGACGCAGAATCAGAGCATCGCCTCGGCGTCGTGCTGCGGCGGGGCTCTGGCCACTGCTGTCGCGTCCGGGAGCTCGTCGGGGACGATCACCGCGGGGAGTGTCGCCGGGCCGTCGCAGCAGAACTTCACCGGCGTCCACATTCTCCGCGGCTCCCCGGGCGTGGGTAACAGCGCGGGCACCGCTACCCCGTCGTCGACGAAGACGGTGAGCATTACTCCGGCCGGCGGCGCAGACGCGGCGATCTGCTGGGGTGTGTTCGACTGGAACGCCGACACCGCCCAGGCCGAGACACCCACGTCCACGACCCACGGCTCGGGTGCTCCCGGCCCGTCGGCGACGCCGCAGAAGACGCAGGTCGCCGGCCAGTACACCTACCACTGGTGCGTGCTCGACGACCAGACGTCGGCCGGTGCCGTGAACTACGGCATCGGCGGGTCGAACACCGGGCCGTTCACCATCGTCGCCGTCGAAGTGAAAGCGGGCGCGGGCGGCGCCACCGTGGCGCCGGCCCAGCCGATCGTCGTGCCGTCATTGGCGGCGATCCAGGCCGGGAGCTGGTGACCCGGGAGCTCCCGACCGGAAGGGGACGCGATGGCGGCCCGACTGGGGCGTATGCAGCTTCAGTACGTCGTCATCGTCCGCACCCCGCAGCCGCCTCCGGTAGGCGCCGGTGATGTCAACGGGGTGGCCACTGCCGCCGGCACTGTCGTCGGTGCTAGGGCGGACGCCGGGGACGTAACTGGCGCGGTCACCGCCTCGGCGACGGTTGTCGGGACGGTCATTGGCCCGGCTGTGCCGGCGCAGCCGGTCGTGGTGTCGGTGTGGCAGGCGGCGTTCGCGGCCCGGACGATCCTCGAGCCGACCATCGTCGCCTTCGCGCAGGTGGTGCCACCGGCCGGCGCCGGGGACGTCACGGGCGCGGCGACCGCGTCCGCCACCGTCGTCGGGGCCCGCGCGGACGCGGGGGACGTCACCGGAGCGGCGACTGCGTCGGCGACGATCACCGGGTCGTCGGTCGGTCCGCCGCAGGCCGAGGCACCGATCGTGGTGTCGCCGGGGCAGGGCGCGGCGTTCCGGGCGCGGATCAACTACGACCCGGTGATCGTCATCGCAGCCCCGCGGCCGCCTGCGGCCCCGGGCGCAGGTGATGTCAACGGGGTGGCCACTGCCGCCGGCACTGTCGTCGGCACCAGCACCAACCCCGGCCAAGTCACCGGCGCCGCCACCGCTTCGGCGACCGTGACCGGGCAGCGGGCGGATTCCGGCGCGGTCACCGGCGCCGTTACCGCGTCGGCGACCGTTGTCGGGGCTCGGTCGGGCGGCGGCGACGTCACCGGTACGGCGACCGCGGCAGCCACGATCGTCGGCACCGTGTCCAGTCCCGGGCTGGTCCTCGCCGCCGCCATTGCGGCAGCCACGGTGGTCGGGCACGAGTCCGGCGGCACGTTCGCCCTCGTCGGCGCGATCACCGCCGGTGCCGCGGCAAGCGCCTCGCTGTCCGGTGGCGCCAGTACCACGGCCTCCCTGTCCGCCGCCCTGTCCCACATCTAGGAGGCCCTGATGCGCTACCCGCAGGGCTCCCCGGTGCGGATCGGCCCACCGGACAACCCGATCCTCGTGCGGGACCTGACGCAGTCGTCGAAGCCGCTCGTCGACGCGGGCACCATCACCCTCACGTTGCAGAAGCCGGACCTGACGACGACGACGTTCACCCCGACCCGCGACGATGTCGGCACCTACCACCAGGACCTGACCGCCTCCGATCTGTCGCAGGTCGGCCCGTACCAGTGGAAGATCGTCGTCACCGGGAACGGTGCCGGGGTCACCTTCGGGAACTTCGACGTCTTCGACCCGCTGACCGTCGCGATCCTGCCGCTGCAGGACGCGAAGGACATGCTCAACATCCCGCAGTCGAACACCACCTACGACACCGAGATCCAGGCGTGGATCGACACCATCCTCGCCAGCCTCGAGAAGCTGACCGGCGGCCCGCTGGTCAACCGCAGCATCACCGAGTTCGTCAAGGTCGGGCACGCCTACCGGTCGTTCGCGCTGCGGCAGCGGCCGCTGGTGAGTATCACGTCGATCACCGACAACGCGACCGGCACCGCGCTGCCGACCACCGATCTGGACATCGACCCGAACTCGGGGATCGTGCGTCGGAAGCTGCAGTTGCCGTTCTGGGCGCGGGGCCCGTTCTACACGGTGGTCTACACAGCGGGGTGGGGGGTGCCGACGCCGCCGGCGTTCAACGGCGCCGCCCGGATCATCCTGGACCACCTGTGGGCGACGCAGCACGGCCCGTCGGTGCGGCCGTCGCTGGCCGGTGACGACTTGGCGCAGGACTTCGGCCTCGGGTTCGCGGTTCCCAACCGGGCGGTCGAGCTCATGAGCCCGTACCTGACCGAGGTCTACGTATGACCCTCACGTCACGGGTGCCGGCCGTCATCGACTACCTGGTCACCGCGTTTACCGCCGCGGCGACGTTGGGTGCGGCGACCCCGCCGGTGGCCGTGTACGACGGGCCCGTCGAGACCGACGCGCCGGCGCAGTTGGTCCTGTGGGTCGGCATGGACGACCCGGACTCGGAGGAGGCGCCGATCGGCGCCGAATCAGAGTCGGAATGGGGCTCGCTGGGCGCACTGGCCCGCAATGAGCAGATCACGGTCCACTGCGTGGCCGAGGCCTGGTCCGGGCCGACGGACGTGGCGACGGTCCGCACGTCGGCATTCAACATCGTCGCCGCGGTGGAGACGCTGCTGCGCGCCGACGTGAACCTGGGTGGCACGTTGCCGTCCGGGTGGGCCGAGGTGACCGGCATGCAGTTGCGGCAGAACAACGTGCCGCAGGGTGCGGTCGCCCGGGTCGCATTCCACATCGACTGCCGGGCGCGGATCTAGGAGAGGGCGTTCGCCTCGAAGTCCCAGCTGACGACCCGCGTATGCAGGCCGTCGGTCATCTCGTCGGGGGCTCCGCCGACCTGCCCCCACATGACGACCGTGCACCCCTCTCGGCAGAAGTCGCACATGAGGTCTTCTTGCGTTGCTTTGGTCTCGCAGCGGATGCGCCCGCGGCTGCACTGGCAGGCCAACAGCTCCATGCCTCGCATCGTCTCATTCGTAGGGAGCCTCGAGTGAAGGTCAAGAACATCAGCGGGGGGCCCGTGCACTTCCCCGCCGCCAGCCGGGACGTCGCCGACGGTGAGGTCGTCGAGGTACCCGACGACACCGTCCTGCCGGCCGAATACTTCGAGCAGGTCACGGAAAAGCAGGACAAGCCTGCCGCCAAGTCGAGCAGCAAGGAGTAGGCCGTGCCCTACGCGTCTGGTCTCGGTGCGTCCCTCGGCTTCGGCGTCGAGTCCACCCCGGGAACCGAAGTCGTCCCGACCGCCTGGTACGAGTTCCTCGACGAGTCCCTCGTCCTCGAACCCACCTACCTGGACTCGGCCGGTCTGAAGCAGGGGCAGGCGTACAAGCGCGGCGCCCGCACCCAGATCAGCCGCTACGACGTGTCCGGTGACATCACGATCGAGCACTTCGACCGGGGTGTGTCCGCGACCGGCGGGAAGGGCATGGGCCTGCTGTGGCACTACGCGCTGGGTTCGCCGGCGACCGGCGCCCAGCAGCTCGGCGCCACCACCGCCTACCAGCAGGTCCACATCCCCGGCACCACCGATGGGTTGTCGCTGACCTGTGAGGTGGGGCGGCCGCAGGCGGCGTCGCCGTACACGTCGAACCGGTTCGGCTACTCGGGGATCAAGTTCGGCGGCTGGGAGTTCTCCTGCTCCGACGGGCAGCTGGCCCAGTTGAAGCTCACCGCCGACGGCATGAACTGCACCACCACCGGGTCGATCACGTCGCCGGTGTACGCGGCATCCACGTACCAGTCGAGCATCTTCTCCTTCGCTGACGCCTACCTGTTCCAGATCGGCACCGGGACGACCGCGGGGACCGGGTCGACGCCCGGGACCGGCGGCACCGGCACCGGCACCGGCAACTACACGACGCTGACCGGCACGGCGAACGTGTCGCACGTGGTGAAGGGGTTCACGCTGACCTCGGCCCGGCCGGTCGCGAGCGAGCGGTACGGGTTCGGTTCGGCTGGGATCAAGCGGGAGCAGTTGCAGAACGGCATCCCGACGATCACCGGGACCCTCGACGCGGAGTTCACCAACCGCACCGAGTTCTACGACCTGTTCTCCACCAACGCGACCCGGTCGCTGCAGTTGGACTTCGCGCACGGCATCAACGGGTCGGGCGCGGACGGTTCGGCCACCACTACCGGCACCGGCGCCTACCGGCTGTCCTTCGTGTTCCCGTTCGTGAAGTTCAAGGCCGACCCGGTCAGCATCAACGGCGCCGACCTGGTGTCGGAGTCGATCTCCTTCGAGGCCTACGACGACGGCACCGGCATCCCGATGCAGGTGCGGCTGGTCAGCCAGGACCAGGCGCTCTGAGGCCATGCCGGCCGACGTCCGGGACTACCGGGAGCTCTACCGGAAGACCAAACTGGTCGAGCCGGCGATCCGTAAGGACATGCGGAAGCGCCTGCGGACCTGCGGGAAGATCGGCGCCGACGCGTCCAAACGGAAGATCGTGCAGTGGCCGGCGCACGGCGGCATCGCGTCGGCGACGATCCGCCGGAATCGGCGCATCGTGCACCGTGGCCTGCGGGCCACCCTCGCCGCGCAGATCCGTGTGACGGCCGGATCCCGGGACGTGACGATCGTGCAGGGCCGACGCGGGCTGAGCGGGAACTCTGCCGCTGACCTGCCTCGGGACATCGACCGCGGTTTCTGGCGGCACCCGGTGTACGGGCGGAAGCCGGACGTCGGCCAGTACGGCTTCCCGTACTTCAAGAAGGAGATCGCGTCAAAGCGGCCGGAGATGGTCGACGAGGCCTCGAAGGTCCTCGACACCATCGCCAAGCTGCTCACCTAGTCGTCCGGCCCGGTCCTGGAGAGGTGCCGGGCCGGACCCAACCTCTCCAGGAGAACACGCATGATCATGACCCTGCCCGATGGACGCCGGTTCCGGCTGCTTCCCCCCGAGGAGATTTCCCTCGCTGACCTGATCCTTTCGCAGAAGACGGCCGGGATCGGGCCGATGCAGTTGCAGGCTCGGCTGACGGCGAACCTGGCGAAGTGGGCGAAGCTGGTGCCGTTCATGCAGGCGCTGCAGGACGCCGCCGGGGACCCCGACCGGGCGTCCTCGGCGGCTCTCGCGTTCGAGGCGGCCGTCGTCGACGCCGAGCCGGACATGCTCGCCGAGGGTGTGCACATCTGGTTGTCCCGCCGGGCCGCCGGCGAGCCGGACCTGACGCTCGAGCAGGCGTGCGACTTCGCCTTCCTGCAACTGCGGCGGGAACTGGAACCGCACGAGCAGACCCAGGCCGACCTGTCTAGGGCGGAGGACGAACGGGCCGCGGCGGACCCTACTTCGCCCGGCAGCGTGAACGGGAAGCCGCCCGGCGGGCCGAACAGGACCGCGCGGCGAGCCTCCGCGAAGAAATCAACCTCGCCGAGCACGTAGACCAGAACATGCCGGTGCTGGTCCGGGCCTACGCGTCGCTGTCCCCGTGGAACGTCAGATCGCTCAGCCTGGCTGACTATTCGCGGCTGCTGAGGGCGCTATCCGAGGAAGCGAAGGCGATGGAGGAGTGACGTGGCGAGCTCCTCTTTAACCTTCAGGCTTTTCGGGGTGGACGTCGATGCGTCCCGCAAGATCAGGGCCGTCGGTGACGAAGCGGACCGCACCGCGGCGAAGGTCGACAAGCTGGGCCGGGGCTTCTCGCCGCTGCTGACCGCAGCGACCGCGCTGGGCCCGGCGCTGATCCCCGCCCTGGCCGGGGCGACCGCGGCGGCGGGCGGGCTGGGGGTTGCGGTCACGTCCGGCGGTGCCGCGCTGGGCGTGTTCGGCGCGGTAGCCAAAGAGTCGTTCAAGGCGATTCAGGACAACCTGAAGGCGGCGGCGAAGGGCACCGAGCAATTGACGGGCCCGATCGGGCAGGCCACCCGCGCCTACGAAGGCCTCACCGGCGCCTGGGACGCATTCGTCCAGAAGAATCAGCCGGAGACGTTCCGGATCATGGGCGCCGGGTTCGCGACCCTGACCGCGGCGATCCCGAAACTGCAGCCGCTGTTCGACGTGGCGGCGGAGGCGGTCGCCCGGCTCGAGGGGCAACTCAACCACTTCGTGTCCGGCGGCGGCCTCGACCACCTGGTCGGGTTCCTCTCGTCGAACGCCCGGCCGGCGCTGGAGGCGTTCCGGCAGACTCTGACGAACTTCGCGACCGGGATTGGTGCGCTGGCTCCGCAGTTCGCGAAGTTCTCCGGCGGTGTCGAGGTTGGCCTGGTGCACCTGTCGGCCCGGTTCGCCGCGTGGGCGCAGGACACCGGTGGGTTCCAGAAGTTCTTCAACTACGTCATTGCGACCGCCCCGGACCTCGTGTCCACGTTCAAGAGCCTGGTCGGGGCGGTCGTGACCCTCACGCAGGGGTTCGCGCCGTTGGGCCCGGTGTCGCTGTCGTTCGTCGGGGCGATGGCCCGGCTGGTCTCCGTCCTGCCGCCCGCGGCGATCACTGCGATCGCGACCGGGTTCCTCGGTGTGCAGGGCGCGCTGAAGTTGGCGGCGGCGGCGTCGCAGTTGTTCAACCGGTCGTTCGGTGCGACCCCGATCGGGATCATCGCGGTCGCCTTGTCGGCGCTGATCGGTGTGTTCACCCACCACGCGCAGGCGGTCGCCGAGTCCCGGGCACAGACTGAGCAGTTCCGCACCACGCTGGACAAGACCACGGCGGCGGTCACTCTCGACACGCGGGCGATGGCCGCGCATCAACTGCAGACCACCGGGGCGTTGGACGCAGCACAGAAGCTGGGTCTGGGTCTGTCGGTCATCACCGACGCCGCCGTCGGCAACCAGGCGGCGATGGATCAGGTCAACCAGACGATCCACGAGCAGACCACCGCCACCAAGGGGCAGCTCGACGTCGGCCAGAAAAGCACCGTCACTATCGCCGCCAACCGGGACGCCGCCGCCACCCTCAGCAAGGCGCTTGGTGAGACCAACCAGCAGATCACCGACGCGAAGTCCAAGCAGGAGCAACTGAACGCGGCGACCAAGCCGACGACAGTGGCGATCCTGTCCCAGAAGGACGCGGCGCTGCAGGCACACCGGGCGCTGGAGCAACTGTCGGCGTCGCTGCTGAAGACGGCCGGGATCAACCTGACCGCCGAGCAGAGCGCGATCCAGTTCAAGGACTCGCTGGCCACGCTGACGCAGTCGGTGCACGACAACGGCCGCAGCCTGGACATCAACACGGCGAAGGGCCGCGCGAACCGGTCCGCGGTGCTCGACTCGATCTCCGCGGCATTGCAGCACGCGGACGCGGTGGGGAAGCAGACCGGGTCGCAGACGAAGGCGCAGCAGGCGTTCCAGAACTCGATCCCGGCGATCCGGGAGCAGGCCCGCCGCCTCGGCCTGAACAAGGACCAGGTCGACGCGCTGATCAAGTCGATCGGTGGCCTGCGGCCGAAGACTGTCGACGTGGGCGTCCGGGTCAAGGGCGACTCCGTCGTGCTGTCCGGCGGCCGATCGTCGGTGTCCACCGGGTCCGGCACGCGGCGGGTCGTGCAGACCGGGCAGGCCGACGGTGGCATCCTCAAGTCGTTCGCCGGCGGGTCCGAGCAGCACATCGCGCAGGTCGCCCGCCCTGGCGAGTGGCGGGTGTGGGCGGAGCCGGAAACCGGCGGTGAGGCCTACATTCCGCTGGCCGCTTCGAAGCGGTCCAGGTCCACGGCGATCCTGTCCAGCGTCGCGAGCTCGTTCGGGTTCGGGCTGATCCCAGCCGCGGACGGGACGATCCTGAACGGCGGGTCGATCGGGCATCTGACCGGCGCGTTCAACACGATGGTGAACAGCACGGCGGTGGCGGTGGCCCGGGCCGTCGTGCAGGCGCTGATCTCCTCAGGCCGGCTGACCGCGGCTCCGTCGTTCCCCGGCATCGCCGGTGCACCGGGGAACGTGTCGGCTAACGCTGCGATGGGCCGGCTGCTGGCCGCCCAGTTGTACGGCTGGACCGGCGGCCAGTGGAACGCGCTGTATGCGCTGTGGCAGCGGGAATCGGGATGGAACAACAACGCCCAGAACCCGACGTCCACCGCGTACGGCATCCCGCAGTTCCTGAACTCGACCTGGGCGAGCACGGGCATCAGCAAGACGTCCGACCCGCACCAGCAGATCCTCGCCGGGCTCCGCTACATCGTCGCCCGCTACGGCACCCCCGCGGGCGCGTGGGCGCATGAGACGTCCGCCGGCTGGTACGGCTCCGGGCTGGCCCCGACCGTGTTCGACCGGCCCACCCTCATCGGTGTCGGTGAGCGCGGCGCCGAGACAGTGTCGGTGACCCGCGGCCGCGGCACCGGCGGAGGCGGTATCACGATCAACCTGAACGGCACGTTCGTCGGCGTCGACAAGTACGCGGTCGGCGAGTGGGTGTCGCAGGCGATCCGGGAGAAGCAGCGGCGCGAAGGCCGCGCGGTGACGGTGTAGGGCCCGGCATGACCGTCTCCCTGCCCACCGTGACCGTGTCATTCGCCTACGGCGGGTCCACCGTCAACGACCCGAACGCGCTCGGGAACTTCGTCCTCGACACCTCCACCCTCGGCCCCTCCGGCACCGACGTGCTCGGCTCCTTCGGCTGGACCCAGGTCCCCCAGGCGGACCTGCAGTCGGTGTCGGTCCGGCAGGGGCAGGCCGACGAACTGTCCTCACCCGCACCCGGCACCGCCACCGTCGTCCTGGACAACTCGGCCGGCGCCTACGACTGGATGAACGGGTCCCAGCTCGCCCTCGGCCTCCCGGTGTGGATACAGGTGTCGTGGGCCGGGACCGACTACGGCTGGTTCCGCGGCACCGTCGACGACCTGGACCTGGACGCCGGCTGGGACAAGACGGTGACCGTGTCCTGCCTCGACGCGCTCGAGACCTTGGGCCGGGCGAAGCTCGACACGATCGTCTCCCAGTTCGACAACGACCTGTCCGGCACGAGAGTGGGGCGGATCCTCGACGCCGCCGACTGGCCGACCAGCCTCAGGTCGGTCGACGCCGGGCTGTCGAACGTGCAGGCCACCACCTTCGGTGACTTCGCTCTGCCGCTGCTGGTGCAGGTCGTCGACTCCGAGTTCGGGGTGCTGTTCGTCGACGGCGACGGCCGGATCAATTTTCTTGACCGGCTGCACGTCTATACCGCCGCCCGGTCCCTGGCCGTGCAGGCGACCCTGTCCGACGTCGGCACCGACGTCGACATGCTCGCCCTGTCGGTGTCCCGCAGTTTCGACACGGTGTTCACCCAGGCGACGGTCACCCGCGACGGCGGCACCGAACAGACCCACACCGACGCCACCGCGGCGGCCACCTACGGCATCCGCACCTATTCCGGGTCGGCCGGGTCGCAACTGCGCAGCGACTCCGACGCCTCGGACCTCGCCTCGTGGATCGTCGCCCGGTACAAGACACCGAAGGACGAGGTCTCCTCGGTGCAGGTCGACGCCACCACGCAGGACATGTGGGCGACGCTGCTGCCGCTGAAACTGTACGACCGGATCCAGGTGTCCCGGGACTACGGCCCGCAGACGCTGACCCTCGAACTGCTGATCCAGGGCCGGGAGATCCAGGCCGACGCGGCCGGGCTGGTGACCATCACCTTCGCCACCCGCAACACCGACGTGTTCTCCCCGTTCATCTTGGACACCTCGACGCTCGACTCGAAGCAACTGACCTGACAAGGGGGCAGCGGTGAGCACCAGCAGGAACTTCGTCAGCGGCAACGTGCTCACCGCTGCGCAGATGGACGACCTGAACCAGGGCATCATCGCGTTCGCCACGCCGATCACGTCGAACGTCGGGCCGACCTCCAGCACTACGGAGCTGGACGTCATCACCGCCCCGGCGGCGGTGATCGCGCAGACCGGTCGGCGGATACGGATCACGTTCTATTTCCGGTCGTTCTCCGGCACCGTTCTCAATGACACCTTCTCTTTCCGGATAAAGGAAGGCGCGACCACCCTGTCGGAGTTGAGTCAGCAGAACAACGCTGTATCGGTGGGTCAGAACGGCTGCACGGTCATCGCGTACGTCGATTCTCCGACCGCCGCATCGCACACGTACAAGGCGACAATCGTCCGCAGCACCGGCACCGGTACGGCGACGATCCAGGCTGCGGCGACTTTCCCGATCACTCTCGCCGTCGAAGACGTCGGCACGGTCTAGGCCGTGACGCTTCCGGGCCGACTCCGCAACCTGGCCGGCCTGCTGGCCGCTGCATGCCTCCTGGCCGCCCTGCCCGCCGCGACAGCGCAGGCGACCGTGGCTCCCGGCTGCACGACGGCCCGCCCGTCGTACGTGGGTGGCACCCTGGTCGGCGTCCCCGACGGCCGCGCCCTCGACGCACACATCGGCGTCACCGTCGGCTACAAGACCACCAGCGGCTTCGTGGTGCTCGACCCGGGCGGCGGCCCCGGCGATCCGGCGCTGGCCGGCTACTCGTGGATCGACCACCTCAACCCGACCGTCCCCGCGACCGGCACCACCGACCCGGCCGCGCAGCGCACCTGGGGTATGTGCGTCGCGGCGACCGTCCGCCTCTTCTACGCCGAGGTGTACCCCAAGGCGCCGAGCTCGGATCCGGCGACGCAGCGCACCGACAAGTCCCGGTACGGCTCCACCGCCTACTACTCGGGCACCGTCACCGTCGGGCAGCGGCTGAACGTGGGCCTGCGGGCCCCGGTCACGTTTCAGGCCGGCGCCGGGAACACCGGCGGCGTCCAGGGCTACATCACCTACAAGGGCGTGCCGGTGCCGGCGGCGAACATCACCCGCGTGCGCGCGTTCCCCGGCCCCGGCGCCACCTGCGGCGTCGAAGGGTATTCGGCCGCCGCCGACCAACTGCTCACCGCGGCCGGGCCGACCCGCACCTACTACCGGCTCGACTACCTCGCCGGCGGGCAGTGCGGCTACACGTCGCAGGCCTACTCGTTCCAGGTGACCTGCGCGGCCGCGTGCGGGGCGGCCAGCAAGACGTTCGTCAGGCAGATATCCGTGCGGAAAGGCAAGTGGCCGCGCTTCGACGTGGCGTTCGACTGAACGGGTGGGGTGCCAGCACCAGGGGGACGAGAGGGCCGATGCTGAGGTGGTCCACGACAGGGGCAGCCGTAGTACTCCGAGACCTGATCGTGCCGGCGCTGCGGGACGTCCTGATCCCAGCCGGCGGCCTGTACGGGATCCTGACCGACCGCCCGCTGGTGCCGCTGGCAGCCGGCGCCTACCTGGTGATGATGGGGCTGCCGGTCGCCGGGGTGGTGGACAGGCTCCGGGAACGCAAGGGCGACGTCAGCATCAGCACCAGCACCCCGGCGGATCCCACCGGTACCAGCCCCCCGTCGGGCCCACAACCACCGGTGAGGCCTTCGTGACTGGTATCTGGCAGCACCGGTGGACGGTGCTGCTGCTCGTCGTGTCGCTGCTGCTGCTGGCCGCGGCGAGTATCCAGGGGGCGGTCCGGTGAGGGAACCCGTGTCCAACGGCCGCCGGTTCTGGCACCGGGCCGGTATC